AAAGACCAGATTCGTCACTTTCTTTCGCCGGAATCCACTTTGATTCTGCGGCGGCATCCTCACCAAACTCTTCGATAATTTTTTCAAAGATGGCTTTCTGCTGATCTGCTGTGATCGAAGCAGAAAGAACGCTTTTGCCGTCCTCCTTTTTTGCATATTTTACGGTAACGTTGTTCAGTTTCATTTTTGCTTTGCTCATGATTTTCTCCTTTTTGATTAAGTTGTTTGTTATACGAACGCGGCGCTTTTCTTTGATCGTTTCCGTCTTATCTGGTCACTTCCAGACCGCGTTGTGCGCAGATTAGTCGTCTAGTCTCTTTGCTTCGGCAAAGAACTGCTCATCTGGCATCTCGTAGCGGGCAGATACGCTATCGGTTAAGACACAGATAGAATCCTCCGGAAAACCAGCAGCAGTAACAGCGGCGGTTTTTGCTTTCTGCGATTTCAGTTCTTCTGTATTCTCAAAAGAGCCGATCACCTGTTTTGTGTTTCTGTCAATGACAGAGTAGATAAATTTTTCGATTCTTGTTCTAACCATTATTGTTCTCCTTTTCTATGTGGTTATTAGTTCTTACAAGTATTATAATAGCACTGTTCTAACAGAATGTCAATAGTCAAATAGAAAAAGATAGAAAATATCTAAAAATAAAAACAGGATGGCAAGGTCGAGTTCTTCCTCATGTAACGCCCAGATCGTTGATAATACTAAAAACATAAAAAACACAAAATATCTCATATCGTCTCCTATTCCGGTAACACTCCGTCTTGAGAGTTTACCAATACTTCGTAGTATTCATTCGTTACACCTAAAGTATAAGTGGTATCAAGGATTCCAATGTTACTAGCCGTTAAAATTTTTTCCCCGTTTACTGTGATGTAATGGGGTTTCGAGTTGTTAAAGCAACTGATCGTACGTCCGACATTTTCCATCCGGCGGCAAAGCCGGAAATTATTACAGCATTTTAAGTTTTCCGCGCCAAGTTTCTTATTCATGCCTGCGACCGTAGACGTAAAACGCACGGGGTCTTTGCCAGATTGTGTTGCTTTTTCGTCCCATTCCACGCCGCAGTATTTTTTCGCGCCAAGGGTTTTAAACTGAACATAGAGGTCATCCATATCCCAAACGCCGAGAATGTAACGGTTGTCACCAACGTCACAAAACGCAGGAATGTCGTTTTCGATTGCACGTTTGGCAAGTATTTTGTTTTTATCCTCAAATTCCGGAATGTGTATCGCTGGATGCAAGAATTTGATGCTATCGGTGTCGCAATAGACAACATCCATTCCAACCACGTCAAGCATATCTTGTAATTGCTTTCTTGCGTGGGCGGTAACATAGATTCCCCATTGATAGTGCAAAAAGCTGTTTTTTCCATCATAGTACGTGTTCAGTGCTTTTTCTGCATCTGCTTTTTCCCGATGCCATTCTCCCGTAACAGCATCCATTGCCCATTCGTCCTGCAAAAGATCGGTGACACACATTCCGAACGTACTGTTTAGTTTATTCTTAGCTTTCATATATTCATAGACTTTATCAGGGTTTCCTTTCAACTGGCTTTTTGCGATAAAAAATGACATCATCGTTTTTCGCATACTTTCCGGTAATTTTCCGCGCGCTGCTACGTAGCATTCTGACACGGTAAAGAAATCATAGTCATATTGATTTTTTATAATCGACAAGTCAATTTCCGTCATTGCTATTTCACAGCAATTAATAGACAATACGCGTCCATTATCAAGCACACAATCTTTCCCGTGCTTCTGACACTTTGACAGCGGGATATACGGGACGGGGATGTTTTCTTTGATACGCAAGTTGTCAAATTGTACCCGCATAATAACACAGCGGGTAGCACACAAGTTGTCAAACTGTTCCTGCGTTGTGATCTCAACCGCACGGAACGCACTCATGGGATAATACGCAGTTGCGATCTGCGCCGGATAACTACTCGAGATATCCATACTACCCATAACGATCGCAGATTCACCTTTTTTCGCCGTGATCGTGTGACCAGCGTGGATGCGGTTCGCGTGAGTATTACCGCCGCGGAAAGCATCTTTGCAGAGTTGGTATTGTGGTAACGTTAAAGCCAGATCGGCAAATACTCCCGGATAATAACCGCTATCTGCCTGCATGGCACGGCGGAATTCTCGGCGGACGTAGCCAGTTGAGGTAAGGGGGATTTCTGCTAGATTATCCTCTTTTCGTAAGGCGCGGATGCATTCACACAAGCCGCGAACATCGTTATAGCAGTATCCTTGCTCTATTTCTGTTAGTGGTGTGGTTGGGGTACGTAGTTTTTTATAGTCATACGTATCAACCAGTTTATAGTGGGTTACACCCTCACTGTTCTCGCAAAATTTCGAAAGGCTCATATTGCTGAGAAAATACGAGCAACGAAATTCAATCCCATACTTGTAAGCGTAGCACTTCATAACTTTATGCGCGTCACGCGCAAAGATTTCATCACATTCAATAAAATCTTTCATGAACTGAAATTCATACGACAGATTGTGAACGTAGACTACAGCGCGCTTTGAATCGGAAGTCTGCAAATACAGATGCAGTTTTTCGCAGAATGAAAGAAACTCATTCCATGTGCGACCGAAACACACGGTATCTTTGATACAAAACTGCCATTGATACAGAAAGGCAGTTCCTTTCACCACTTTTTCGCCTGTTTTATGATAGCGTTCATAATCAAGTTTTTCTAACGTAGTTGTTTCGATGTCGAACGCCATTTCCACGTCATAATAGATGATAGGTTTTTTCTTTCTTCCGCGTTTGCGGCATTCTCGCAACGTCTGGTAATCGGAAAAAGGAAAGTCTACAACGGAATATACTGTTTCACGTGAAACCTCTTCGATTCCGTTTATGATAAC